GCGGTGGCCGCTAACCGGCCCGCCTGCGCCAGACTCGTGGCGGTCGCTCCGGCGGGCCGGTCAGCGGCCTCCTACACCACCACCAGGGACACGACCGAAATCGAGGTTTTTCAGATGTTCAAACTCGCTCAAAGACGGCTGTTCTGGTGGCCGGTCAATGTCGTGATGCCCGACCCCGCGCAGGCCGGGAAGACCATCACCGAGACGTTCGAGATGCAATTCGAGGCGCTGTCGCTCGACCAAGCCAACGAGCTGCAGAACGAGATCGAGCAGATCGGCGATCGCGCGGAGCTGCGCGCAAGGCAATTCGATTTCCTCAAGCGCGTCTGTGTCGGCTGGCGAGACATCGTCGATGGCGACGGAAAGACGGTGCCGTTTTCGCCGGAGGCGCTCCATGCCGCGATCCAGTTCTCCTGGTATCGGGACGCCGTCATGCGTGCCTATCAGAAGGCGATCGGCACGGACGAGGCGCGCGCGGGAAACTGAGAGAGGCGGCCCGTCGGTGGGCGCTCGCCTGGACCGGGCGAGACGATCCGCGACAGGCCGCCAGGATCGACGACGATATCCGGGCGCAATTCGCTTCGCTCGGCCTCGCTGTCTCGGAAGACGAAGCGCCCGCCGATGATTTCGCGGTGTGGGCGGAGAATTGGGACACGGTGATGCTGTTCATGGGATGCGGCACGCAATGGCGGGGGATCGTGGCGGGAAGCGCCTTCATCTGGCGCGGCCTCGACTATTCCGGCGCTGACGTGGTGTTGAACAAATTGCTCCCGTCAGGCGCCGATGGCGCGGCCGTGTTTCGCGACCTTCAGACCATGGAGATCGCGGCGCTAGGTCAGCTCAATGACGGTGCCGCGTGACCCTGCGGTATTCGCTGATCCTCGACGCCGATCCGACGGACCTTCAGCAGGGCGCCGTCAAAGCCGCGACTGCGATCGACCAGATCGACGCGTCGGTCAAACAGGTCACGGCCGACGCGCCGGCGGCATCCACGGCCCTCATGACCATTCCTGGCGCCGCCGATGCCTCGACAACCGCGCTGGCGCGCGCCACGGGCGCGGTGACCCAGCACACGGCGGCGGTCAATCTCAATCGGCTCCAGCTATTGGAAGCGACGCATATCGGCCGCGAATGGATCACGATGTTGATCGCCGGCCAGGACCCGCTGACCGCCATGGCGGTCGAGACCGGCCGCATCAGCACCTTTTTTTCGGTTGGGGAAGGCGGCTTTACCGGGACCTTAAAGTCGGCCGGCGGTGCGATCGCCGGTCTCTTCACACCAGTCGTCGCCATTACCAGCGCCTTCGCTGCCATGGCCGTCGGCGCCGGCGTCGCCGCCTATAGCTGGCAAAAGCACGAAGACGACCTCAAGCAATCGATCCATGGGGTTGGGCGTGCTACCGGCCTCACGCTCGGTCAACTCAATGACATGGCCGATGCGGCATCGCGGCGAAACAATATCCCTCTTGGGAGCGCCATCGATCTGACCGCCGGATTTGCGAACCAAGGGATCGCGCCCCAGATCATCAGCTCGCTCACCGATGTCAGCAAACGCTATGCGACGGCGACGCGCCAAGGCATCGGCGACGTGGGCCAGGACCTCGCGCAGATGTTCGCCGAGCCGACCAAGGGCGCCGACGATTTGCAAAAGAAGCTCGGACCGCTCGACGCGGCGACATTGCAACTGGTCAGCACCATGGCGCGCGAGGGCGATGTGCTCGGTGCGCAGCAGGTGCTGCTTCGCGGCTTGCAAACCGAGCTGCAAAACACCGCCGACAAGACCGATTGGTTCACCCGTCGCTGGCACAATGTGGAAGATATCTGGGACCGGTCCGGCCGCGTGATTTCAAGCGCCGTTGCGCCGTCGCTCGACCAAAAGATTGCAGCGGCGCAACAACAACTCGCTGCATTCACGCAGCAATCTCAAATAAATCAGCAATCCGGGCAGTGGATGTTGGGCCGAAAGCCTGGAGCCAAATCAGAACCGGATCAGCTACAGCAAAATATTTCCGATCAGATCATCCAGCTCGCGCAACTGCAAACGCAGAAGCAGCAGGAGGAACAGAAGGCGAAGGCGCAGGCGACGGCAGCGGCGGCGGCCAATGCGTCCAAGCTGATCCAGTCGATCACGCTTGGCGCCGTGCCTGATATCGCGACGGTGCGGGATCTCGATACGAAAATAGAGGGCCAGCGGAAAGCATTGGCGACACCCGGCGGGCTCGCGGGGTCCACCGTCTCGACCCAACAAGCCACGCAGGCCCTGGATGCCCTGACCGGCGCGCGTGCGAATTTCATAACCACGGACGCGCGCGCTCGCGCCGAAGAAGATTTGGCCATCCGCTCGATCAATGCGCGGACCGTGGCAGAGCACGCCGCGATCGCGGCCGAGCGCGAGCGCGTCTCGCTATCGTCGGGACAGGCCGTCAGCTCGGCCGAGGCCATCAAACGCGAGGCAGCGGCGGCGGCGGCGGTCATCGCCCAAGCCAACCGGGGGGCGACCGATCGGTTGCGCGGGGCCAATGACAACAATACCAATGCGCTGCTGTTGCCCTATCAGCGCCAGCAGTCTGAAATCGCGCAGAAATACCGCGATACCCTCCACAACGATACCGGCGCGCCCGATGCCCTGGCCAAGGACAAGGCCGCGATGCAGGCCGAGATCGACGCGCTGAATAAAACGTCGATCGAAGGTCCTTTGCGGCAGTCGACGCAATCGCTGAAAGAGCAGGCGTCTGCGCTGCACATCCAGGCTGACACGTTCGGCCAGAGCACGGAACAGATCGCCGCCGCGACAAAGGCGCAGGAACTGATCAACGGCTACAACCAGGCCGGCATTCCGATCAGCGATGCGCTGCGCGAGAGCATCGAGGCAGTCGCCGGCGCCTACGGCAAGATGGCCGGCGCGTCGGAGGATCTACAGCGCCGCCAAAAGGAGGTGTCCGATGCGATGGACGCGGTGCGTGGCACATTCCATGACGCCACCAGCGACTTCATCTCCGATCTGCGCCAGAGCGGCGATGCCGGCAAGGCACTGTCGAACCTCTTGGGCAAGACGGCCGATCGCGCGACCGATGCCGTGCTTTCTAACGTCTCGGACCAGCTATTCGGTAAATCGGGCAGCACCGGTCAGGGCGCGGTCGGCGGCTCGCTGACGTCCTGGTTCAGCGATCTCTTCGGCGCGAAATCGACGAAGACGCCGACGATACCGGGCCTCGGTGGTGCCGGCGCGATCGCGACCGCCACGATCTCGGCCGGCACCGTCATCGTCAACGGCACCATCGCCGGCGGGAGTGGCATTTCGATCCCCGGCGCGGCTGCCGGCACCGGCGTCACTTCGGTATCGCTTCAGCCCGCCGGCTATTCGGACCTGGTGAACGCCGCGTCGAGCAAATATGGCGTCAATTCCAATCTCGACATGGCCGTCCTCAATCAGGAAAGCCGAGGCGATCCAACTCTCGTGTCGAAGGCCGGCGCACAAGGGTTGATGCAGCTCATGCCCGGCACCGCGCGGGATCTGGGCGTGACCAGTCCCTTCGACCCGGCGCAGAACATCGGCGGCGGGACGCAATATCTGTCGCAGATGCTGGGTCGCTATAACGGCGACGTGACGCGGTCTTTGGTCGGCTACAATTGGGGGCCGGGGAACGCCGATCAATGGAACGGCAACATGGCCGCGCTGCCGGGCCAGACCCAAGACTATGTCAAGAATATCGCTAAATCACTTGGCACCACGACCGACCATCTGAACGATTTCAATGCGAGCGTCGTCGGGACTGGAAGCTCTCTCGGCAGTCTTGCCGGCGGCTTCGATGATTTCGGGAATCTGCCGATCAAGGCATCGGGAGCGGGCGGCGGCGGCATCAGCGCGTTGCTGGGCCTCGGCGCCAAATTCGTGGGCAGTCTCTTCACCCCGTCGCAGGGCGGGCAAGCCTTCAGCGCGGCGGCGGCGAATGACTTGCCCCTGACGCCGCTAAGCTCGGGCGGCTTCACGGGATTTGGCAGCGACGACACGGCCGCCGGTGTCGTGCACGCGAATGAATATGTCTTCTCGGCGCCGGCGACGCGGCGGCTCGGCGTGCCATTTCTGGAGGCATTGCGTCGCGGGGCGAAGGGGTATGCGGGCGGCGGCCTGGTCGGTCCCGGCAGCGTCGTCAACGTGGTGCCGATCTATCCACGCTCGATGACGCAGGGCGCCGCGACCAGCAGTCCGCCGCAAATTGTCGTGCAGCCTGTCGTCTACAACAACATGGCCGGCGCGAAGGTGACCACCGGCTCCGAGGATGATGGAAAGGGGCGGCCGCCGCCCGACCATCATGATTGAGGAGGCCGTGGGCCGCGCGATCTCGCGGCCTGGCTCCGCGACCAATACGGCGATCCAAACGAGTTTTGGTCTGAGGCCGGCTCTCAGGCGCCGATGACAGTACCCCTTTGGCCATTCGAATTGCCGCGCCCGCGCCGCGATTCCTATCAGCACCAGATCGGAGACGGCCGGCTGAAAAGCCAGCCCGATGCGGGACCGTCGCATCTGCGCCGGCGATCCTCGACACCGGCGGCCGTCACCATGGCGATCGACGTCTCCCGCGACCAGCGCGCGCGCTTTGAGCGCTTCTGGCGGGAAGATACTGCCGATGCATCGCTGCCATTCTTCATACCCGATGCGAGCACTGACGGAGTGTGACTGCTGGATGGAGAGGGCAATTCCATCGTCACGCAGGACGGAATTCCGATCACGATAGCGTCGTCCTGGCTCGCGATATTCGCCGCCGACCAGGCACCGACGATGACCGTCACCGGCATCACCTGGCGCATCTCATTCGCCGTGCTGGTGTTTCCATGAGACGAGTCTCGCTCAATCAGCGTCTTTCGTTCGACGCCGCGGCCTCCGACGAAGTCGAGATTTGCCTGATCAAGATTTCGCACCCGTCACTCGACGCGCCGATCCGCCTGTCGACCGACGCCACCCAACGGCTGTCGATCGAACCCCTCGCCTACGGGACGCAATCGACCTGGAACAGTGACGGCGGCGCCGTCGCCGATTATTCGTTCCTTCTCATGTCGGCGATGTGCCGGACGATCAGGATACGGCGCCGGCCGGCGCCAGCATAGTGCTCGATGCCGTGGATCAAGACATGGCGACGCCGCTGCGCGCCACGATCGAGCGCGCCACGGTCGATATGGCGATCGTGCTCGCATCGTCACCCTCGACAGTTGAGGCCGAATGGCTTGGCCTCAAGCTCATGTCGGCCGAGGGCGATTCCGGGTCGATTACCCTCACCATTTCCCGCGAATTCCTCACGACCGAGCCGGCCTGCGTGGTGCGGATGACGCGGAACACCACACCGGGATTGTTCCGACGAGCGGCGCCCATTGGAGCACCCGCTATGTGGGCATTCCGTGGCTCGACAAAGGACGCGATCGCGAGGGGTGCGATTGTTGGGGCCTGGCGCGCCTGGTCTATCGCGAGATGCTGGGCGTAGAACTGCCGAGTTACGACGGGGATTATGTGTCGGCCGGTGAACAGGCGGAGATCGACGCGGCAATCGTCGCGGCGCGATCGCTCGGCAACTGGCATCTGGTCAAGACGGCGCGGTCCTACGATCTGGCCCTGTTTCGCCACGGGCGCCATGTCAGCCATATCGGCATCGTGGTGCTCGCCTCGGGCCTAATCCTCCACATGATGGGCGAGGATTCAAGCAAGATCGAGAGCGTCTCGGCGCCGCAGCATTGGCGGCGGCTCGTCGGCTTCTATCGCTATGCGAGTCGCACATGACCGAGGTCCTGACCCTTCCGGTCCTTGATCCAGCCCGATCGCGCATCGCGCTGACGCTGCCGCCCGGCATGACCGTGGAGGCCATCATCGACGCGGCGCTTCCGGGATTACCGGCCGCCGCGCGCGGCCGGTGTCGCGTGGTGCTTGCCGATGGCGACCGGATGGCGGTGGCCGCGCCGGAATATTGGCGGACGCTACGGCCGAAGGCGGGCGTGCGCGTGATCATCCGCATCGTCCCCGGCAAAGGTGCCCTCGGATCGATTCTTCAGATCGTCGTCGCGATCGCGGCGGTGGCGATTGGTCCGCTGGCTGGACCGCTTATCGCTACGGCATTGGGTTTCACCTCGGCGACTGCGGCGAGTATCGCCGGCGCCGTAGCGGCAGCCACCGTCGGCATCGTCGGGTCGTTGCTGCTCAATGCCTTGATCGGGCCGCGCGCGCAAGCCGCGCAGGCGCCCACGTTTTCCATCACCGGATGGCAAAACCAAGCCAATCCAGGTGGCGTGCTGCCCGAGGTGTTCGGCACCCACCGGGTGGCCCCGGTCTTCGCCGCGCCGTCCTATACCGAGATCGTCGGCGATGTGCAGTATCTCCGGGCGTTGTTCATCTGGTCGGCCGGCCCGGTTGCGATCTCTGACCTTTGGATCGGCGAAAATACACCGATCGCGAAGTACGACGACATCCAGATCGAAACGCGGCTTGGTTACCCCGACGATGATCCAGTCACCCTCTATCCAAATCAACCTATAGAGGAGCCGCTCAACGTCGAACTGACACGGCCACGGCCGCGTGGCCCTGCCGGCTTCATCCTGCCCGGCGGGGTCCCCGTCGATACGCCGGAGGTGCGCTAGACCGCAACCGACGCCGCGCAAGCGTCCGTCATCATCGGATTTCCGCAAGGGCTATTCGAAACCAACAGCGACGGAAACGTCCAAACCAGGTGCAAATTCGCATCCGTCAGCACCGCATTACCGAGACCGACGATGATTATGTCGAGGTCACGACGCTCACCATCGTCGCTGCGCGCACGGAGCCGATGTGGCGTCAATATACCTGGACGCTGCCGGAGCTGGGTGCATGGGTCATTGAGCTGGATCGGCTCTCGCCAGAGGGTACCTCCGCGCAGGCGCAATCGCGCAGCTTCTGGCAGGTGTTGCAGTCATTCCGCCCGGAATATCCGCTGGCCTTCTCTGTGCCGGTGGCGATCACGGCGGTCAGAGTGCGCGCGACCTACCAGCTCAATGGCCAGCTCGATACGTTGAGCGGCATTGTCTCGCGCCTCCTACCCGATTGGGATGCCGACTCCGGCACATGGATCACGCGGGCGACGCGATCGCCGGCGGCGGCCCTGCGCCGGCAACTTCAAGCGCCGACTGTCGCGACGCCGGCGGCCGACAGCGATATCGATCTCGACCTCCTCGCCGACTGGTCGGAATGGTGTGCCGCCAAAAACCTCAAATATGACCGTGTCCACAATCAGGACATGTCGTTGTGGGACGCGCTCGGCGATATCGCGGCGGCCGGGCGTGCCACGCCGCGCAACGATGGCGTCAAATGGGGTGTCGTCATCGACAGGCCGCAGGACCTGATCATCGATCATGTGACGCCGAGGAACGCGCGGAATTTCAGTTGGTCACGGACCTATCCCGACCCGCCCGACGCCATGCATGTCACCTTTTTCGATGAAACCAATGATTACCAGCAATCGGATCGCGTCATCCCGTGGCCGGGCCACACCGGCGATATCGTCGTGACCGAGGAGCTAAGCCTGCCTGGCAAGACCGATTCGGACGAAATCTGGATCGAAGCCCGGCGCCGAAATGTATGAAGCGCAATATCGCGCCGATGCGATCCAGGCCATCCAGGACGGCGCGGCGCGGGTCGCGACGCGGGGCGACCTGGTGGCGCTCAACTATGTTGTCCTGTCACGCCTGCAGAAGGCTGCGCGGGTCAAATCGGTGCGCGGCGCGCTGGTCGAGATTGACGACAGCGTCACCATGGCGTTCGGCGGCTCATATGTCGTGCAATTTCGCCACTATGCCGATAGCGCCGACCAGGTCGGGACGAGCATCTTGCGGACGGTCGCGACGGTGGTCGGCGAAGTTTCCGCGCTGCGCCTTACCGGCTCCGGTCCAGCGCCCGACATAGGCGCGATCGTGATGTTCGGGCCGGCCGGCCAGCAAAGCTTGCTGTGCTTTGTGCAGTCGGTCGAGGCGACCGATGGAATGGCATTTAATCTCCATTTAATTGCCGCCGCGCCCGAAATTGACACGCTGACCGACGCCGAGGTGCCTCCAGCATGGAATGGACGCGTCGGCACGGAGATCGGCCTTACCGACGTCGCGCCCGCTGTTCCGATTTTCATTTCCGTCGCTACCGGAACAGGGGCCACAGGAACCGAGACAGGGCTGTTAATCACGCTGAAACCCGGCGCAGGCGCGCCCGTCGCGGCGTACCAGATCGACACAAAAATCGATGCCGATCTCACATGGACCACCCTCGTCGTGAACGGAGCCGAGGCGTCGGCCCTAATCTCCAGCTACGCAGTTGGCGATATCATCGACGTTCGCGCGAGGACTGTCAGTTTCGGCGGTACCGCGAGCGGCAATACCGCGACGGTGGCCGTCACGATTGGGGACTTCACAATTGGCGACGCGGGATTTGAGTTTTCGACAAGTCCCTTCATGGCTTTGCTCTTCAACGGCGCCACCATATCGCTCGGCGATATCGCCAATCCGCCGGAGGCAGTGTTCGAGTGCGGCGATATCGATGGGGCCATCGACGCTGTGCTTGAGCTTGGGACTTTGTAATGGCCTGCGGAGGCGTTCGCTAACGTGCGTGACTGTCACGCTTTTTGAGGTCCGTTTATTTTCCATTGTCGGCGCGGTGTAGGGGATCGGCATTATGACCGGGATCGGTACAGGTAATCTCCGCGGCGGGCATTGTTGATGAGCTGCTCGGCAATCGAACTGCCGACGGCTTAACCGATACGGTGCGCATTAGCGTGGACGCGCTCGCGCAGCAGATGCTCGCGAGCGGTCCGATCGCATCGCTTGAACAGCAAGTCCAGGCGACTTTGTCATCGGCCATTTATGCCGGGAGTTGGACAGAATTAAATAAGATCGCCGGCACGTTCGCTTTTCAAGGCGCCGTGATCGCGACGGATGATGGCACACACACCGACCCCGTGGTCGGCGGGACGGTGGCAAATAGTGGGATTTTTAATTGGTCGGTTTCACCGGCCGGCTGGAAACGCATCGGGTCGGCGGATGCTCTAATTCCCTCCAGCCCGGCGCCGATCGAGATCGCCGAGATGTGGCCGCGCAGCGACTTCCGCGAGGCCAGCATGCTCAATGGGGACGTCACGGTAAGCGTCGATGGCGTGCTGCCAGGTATCAAGGTGCCGACCGGACAGACGGGCCATTTCAGCTTCATATGGTGGGCTCTGCCCCTGACGCCGCGGGATGTCGCGGACCTCGTCGGCCGCACGATCGAGATCGCGCTCGTTGCCGGCACCGCAAACATGCCGGGGTCGCCGGCGATCGTCGTCTCCGCGTCGGCGCGCACCCGGACGACCGCCAACACCGAGGCGAGCGGGTCGGCGACCCCCGTCACGTATGTCGGCGACGCGATGAAGGCCATCATCAGGCGACCGATGCTTATATTGGCGTTCTGCTGCAAGTGACCGGCACCGGCGTCGCGGCGGCCGACGCCAGCTTCGTGGCGCGGAGCCTCGGCTACCGCGTCATGGACGCGGGTGAGAGCGCCCTCGGAAGCGCGGGGGACAGCCTGCAGCGGGCGATCCGGTACACGGTGGCCGAGCGCACCCTGTCCCGGTCGATGATGTCGCGTTTGATCCCCGAGCCGGATTTGCTGGGCGACGCGGTCGCCGTCAGCGTGTTCGGCAGGGTAATGGGGATGAGCATCCCCGTGGGCGGCACGAGCGGTATGTCATTTCTCTCCTGGGTCTACACCCTCGACACCGACAACCCGGATAACCTCGCCGGCAAGCGTATCCGGCTGGTGCTGCTGTACGAGACTACGACCAGTGCGGGGGTGGGCTTCGGGCGCCCAGCATTCCCGAACGTCATCTTCCACGACTCGACCTTCGCCGTCATCGCGACCAGCGACCGGCGCATCTTCCGGAGCAACGCGCTATCCGCCAGCCGGTATATCACCGAAGTGTCCGTCACGGTGCCGGCGAACGCCGTCTCTCTGCAGCCCACGCTTCAGCTGGGGCTCAATGGCACCGACGGTGTGACGCCGCAGACCGACACGATCACCCTCATCGACTGTGCCTACGAGGTGATCGACGCAATCGACGGCATGTACACGTCGGCCGATTTCAACAAGCGCATCGCGATCGCGTCGGCGGTCTATGATGCGGTGAATGCGGTATCCGCCGCAGGGCGATCGCATATCAGATTTGAGCGATGAGGTTTGCGAGGAATTTGTTGCTCCAGCCGGCTCGCTTGATTTTGCGGCGGTTTGAGATTTTGGACTTTTG